CGATTCCGTCAGAGCTAGTATGCACATCACTAATGTGTACAGCGAGTCCTGCCAATGCCGTTTTCTCTCCTGCGGTGAGAGCTACGAACTGCGCATAAGTATACGAAGCGATGCCTGTTATAGCTGATCCGGCTATCTCTAAATTACCCGTAGCAGCGTTTTGCTGCGGTATTCTGAGCCAGCCGCGATCCTCGAGGAACCCGTCAGAAAAACTTTTTTCTTTCATGTTATTACCCCGCGTAATCGGCTGTTAAGCCTTGTGCGACTGTGAGTAAAGCGCCAATCACAGAAAAATCAGATATGCCGTTTGCAAAACTGAATGTCCCGTCGCTCTTTACTCTTTTACAAAGCCAGGATGCATCAGTTGTTGCGGCATTGGCATTCATCGACATGTAGATGTAAGTGTAGGTCGGCGCTCCGGTCGCCGCGTCGACATGCCGCCTTAATCCATCATCAAAATAGGTTCCTGACATTTATTTCTCCTGCGCCTCACGGCGTTATGTTAATTTCAGACCTCAAAAACTGGTGTTTTTTTCTTGTAGAATTTCTTACCGAACCCACTAACTCCAAAATAAAATAATTCAGCTATTAGTCTCGGAGCGCCTTCTGAAATCATTATATCGCGCAATTCTTCGTTACATTCTTTGAAGCTATCGTCAGGTAGCAAACCTTCTTGAATAAGCTGGAATAGCGCATCGTGAACTAATACAGCTAAACGATTGCCATCAAAGTCAGGCGCACATGTTGCACCGTTCCAGGCGTAAGAGTTATAAATAAAAAGCTTTCCGTCGCCACCAAGAAATATAAAGCCTTGAATAATAGCTGGAGTTGTTGGTCTTAGCCTTGTTTGAACAAGAACATTACCTTTTAGCTGATATTTATAACCTGCGCTATATTTCATATTTACCTTTATAACGATAAACTAATTTACTGTGATTTATATGTTACTTTTGCTCATTGCGGATGAACTCAATCAAACCCTTCTTTCCTGCTTTGCATTCTTCAAATTGTTGAGAGCGTTCTATACTAACCCGCAGAACCGTTGATAATTTGCCGTCTCCAGCCTGAGTAAGAAATCCACACTCAGTCATCAGGCTTTCTGGAATTTGTCGTTTCGGTTGCTGTACTGGAATTGAAGAGGCGCAAGCCGTCAGCATCAAGAGCACACTCAATATAATCGGGATTCTTTTCAATATTCTCATTTACTTTATCTCTTATGGCAATATATTCTTTCTTTATAACCTCTTTCTCAACTTCTACAAACTTGATAATCGTATTGTCGCGAATAGCCTGAACATCAGCTTGCACTATTGCCGTATTTGTTGCTTCCAGCTGCTCGGCCTTAATGCGGTTTCCAGTGTGCTCGCCACCAATGTAATAAGCATATCCATTCGATAAAATAAATGACGCGAGTATTGCTAATAAAACATACGGATTTGCTATCATAATTTCTCGATTGGTTGAGTTGTTATGCTTCTGATATATGCTCCAATCGACCCATAAACAACAGTAAACGCAGCGTATCCGGCGGGAGATAGTAACACCTCGAAGTATGCGTTTAATGCCGCCAACAGAACCGTGATGATATTTAGCCACACTGTTTTTGATTTAAGGTATTGCAACATCTCATCCTATCAGTTTTTTGATAATATCATAAGCAACATATAAGACAGCCAAAGATCCACCCCATGATTTTAAGGTGTCAATTGTAGTAAAATTGTTTTTTGATCTTTCCACAATCGGCTGAAGCTCTACCCATTTTTCCAATGTTTTATTTGTCGTATGAAGTGTCGTATTCAGCTCAGAGAATCCTTTAGAAATAGCCTCAATCTCAAACTTATGTTTTAAGTCAAGTGCGTCGTGTGCATCATGCCGCGCATTACAAGCAGCGATATCAGCATCAACCTTCCTACGATCTTCTTGTCGTCTCTCTTCAAACATGGCTTCAACCTCTTTTTTATTGATAAGTCCCCACGCCATGTTATCCCCTTATTTTTAATTTGTATGTGATAAAAATCACACCGATTCATCTAAATTTCGCCAGCACGTTGTTTTCTTATTTGTTCTGCCGCGATAAACAATTGGTCTATTTGTTGATCTGTTAAGTTGAGCTGTACCTGTACTTGAGCAACAAGCGGGAAGCGCCGGTTTATAACTGCGGATCGGTCCCACCAATTTTTATCAATTGCGGTTAGAGTGTTTATGTAAGCATCAATCGTTTCGTACAATCCAGCATTGATAAGCGCCTCGCACGCCGCCGTCATGGGCACTTCATCCGGCACTGTTTTTGCATAAATCACTGCCGCATGTGCTGGCAGATAATCATCAAGAGTTACTAATTCATTTCCTACACGCTGCATTTTCCCGAGCGTTAGAGGCGGCATTTCGCCGTGCGCCCTGGTGTCCCAAAGCACTCGCGATTGATCAAAGTAAGATCCAGACTCATCAACATCGATGGTAATCTGCTCGCCCGTGGGTGAGTCGATAAGTAGCTTACCCATTGCTTATTTTGCGTACTGATAGCATTGCGTAGTCAACGCCATCAAAGTAATTTCCATTATTCATGAGCCGGACAACATCACCGGCAGCGGCATAAAATGTGCGTGATACGCACCCAATTTCAGCATTACTCACACACCGAGTAAGCGCTAAAGTGCCGGCATTTCCAGCAGTACTTATGCCTGTTGTGATATTTAATCCGATGCCAAAATATGTTGCTGCTGGCGCGCCGCCCGTATAATGATCTTGTGCAAATACTGTGTATATTCCAGCGCTTGGCAATGTAATTGATGTTCCGTTCGTTGCGCTGTGCGATACAGTTGCGGCTAGAGTATTGGTCTGAGTGGTTGTTAACAATCTAACGGTCGTTAGAGACGACCCGCTCCCGTTGCCGGTAATGCAAGTGGTTACAAGGTCCCCGACTTCTTGCTGTGTTGCCGCTAGGCTGATAGTCCAAGCGCCATAAGTCCCCGATCCGTTAATTTGCCGCACATAAACGGTCAATGATCCAGTCCCGCTATCGTAAGCCGTCACCTCGCCCAGCATCCAATTTGTTGCGGTAGTTGTGTACGCGATCTTAACGGTCATACCTTCAACATACGATTTGCTGGCTTGTACTGTGATCGTTGTGCTGCCGGTCGCTATCGTGTCATTGGTTGTGCTTGTCGAGTTCGTGCTGTTAAAGTTCATGGCCTGAACAACAGCATCAATCTCCGTCATGAATGTATCTAGAAACCACGTTATCCAGGCATCCATCAAGGTCGAAAAAGTAGACCTTACGTTACGCTGAGGTTTAGTTCCGGTGAAAGGTGTTAATGCCATTATATCGATCCTGTAACATCAAGTTTTAAAAAGCAAATTTTTTTATTGTCGTAACTTAGTTGGCCTTTGCCTAGACCAAAACAACGCAAAGCTGCGAATCTCGCGTCAGAAGTTGCTACGTATACAACCGGGGTATCGATTACTTGCGTCATTAGATCGACAACCGTGTCGGCCATGTCTAACTCAACGTAAGCTGTCAGCGACATATCACGCGCTGATTTTCTATGCACAATAGTGTTATTACCGAAATCATCAACACCAACATAACTGTAAGTTTTTGGTATCGCGAGAGCATTGAGTTGCGTGATTCCAAGTGGTCTTAAATCGCCTACTTGCAACATTCCGCACTCGACGTTTCCAGAAGAAATTGTCAAGGAAAAAGTCACTTCACAGTTTAGATAAGGCGGGATATCATCCAAAACAAAATCGCGAAGCTGAACAAATGGCGAAAAGAAATACTCGTAGTAATCAGGAGGATATGAGTTTTCTAACGTCACTGTTTCGGTGTAAACTGTCGTCCCGCCAGGCGCATCTTTTACTGTTACTGTCGCAGAATCAGCAAGTAGCCCGCCCGCATAAATTGAACTAATAAAACCCGGCTCTATGACCACGCTTAAAGATGTAACATTGCTAGTGACTGAGCTATTCTCGCCATCAAACATTTTCCAGCGGTTTGTGGCAGATACATCGATCCACCAAATAAACTGCCCGACCCGGTTATTTTGGTCTGTTGGATCGTGATTAAGGTTACTGGCCAGCGCGCACTCATATATGCGGTGAGTTGTAGTGTTGATACATCTATCGCCAATCGCGTAAGTAGTCGCAGCGCTCCATGCCGTGTAATCAGCCTCAGTAACCGTTGACGATGTAAATGTATCTGCATCGATATCGGCCGGGATCATCACGCTAACAATTGCCGATGTCATATGATTTCTACCAATACAGCGCCGCCGCCACCAGTTACACGGTCAAGTATTTCCGCTGTCTTTGTGGATTGTGTAAGGGTGTTAAACATAGCCGCCGCGTTTTGCAAAGCGATTTGCAACATCTGTTTTTCAAATTCGTATTGTGATTTCTGCGCTTCTTTTGCGGAAATATTTGAGGCAACAGAATTCTGCAATGAATTGATAGCGCCAATATTCAGTGCATTTGATCTTTGCAAATCTAACTTGCTACCAAAATTATTATTGTCTGATGTGCTTAGAACAGATAAAGCATTCTGCAGGTTAGGGTCAAACGGATTCCCGTTCGATACAATCGCGCGCGCCTGGTCAGTTGTCAGCGGGTTAATGTCATTAACTGTGCTGCTCAACTGGCTTGCGATGCTTTCAAGTTCCGCAATCGCTTGTGCCGTCTCACTTATGCTGTTGTTTAATCTTTGCCCCTGTTCTGTGTCATTTACATCGCGCGCAATGCTCAAGGCGACAGTCGATATCACATCGGCCGCATTTTCAACAGCGGATGCTGTATCAGTTACCGCCGCATTAAATTTATCAAGATAAATGAATACCTGGTTAATTGCTTCCTGGTTTTGCAGTAAAAACAATAATTGATCTGAGTTAAGATTGCCGGACTGCACAGCGCTGGTATATTGACTGCGCGTATTGATACCGCTCAATCCAAGCTTGTCACGCTCAGATAGCAGCGACTCAATAACCGGCTTCATGCGCTGATCATCAGTCAAGAAGTTCTGTGCGAATCCAGATACCATACCGGCAAACGCATTTGCTCCACCGGCTTGCTCTAAAAATGCGCTTCTGTCAGCAAACCCAAACTGTTTTACAAAGTCTTGCGCCCATCCTGATGACTTATCAAAAAGCAAAGCAGCCGCGTCGGTAAGCACGGAAAATTCACCGGATAATCTCGAAAGAGTTTGAATTGTTGTTTCGCCAGCATTTCTGAAATCATCGACATTGGGCAAAACATTACGCGCAAGACTATCGCCGATACCGGCTATCATTTCCGCGATGGCTTCTTCAGTTACCGTCTTACCTTTTTCTGATTTGATCTGCACTTGTTTTGTGAAGTTATCAACCAGATCAGTGCTGAAACCTAAATTCTCTGCAAAGCCATGCGCGGATTTATAAAATTCGGTTATTGCTGTGTCGAATATGGCTTGCTGTTCTTTGCTGAATTCTTCTTTCTGGTCTTTGTGCTTATTGCCAGAGAAAACCCCGCCCTGGCTCCTGTAAACATTATTAATGTCACCGGCAAACCCACCTGATCCAGCAGTGCCCTGAATAGATTGCTGTCTAAACTTGTACGGTTCGCGTCCAAAGAACCCGGCCAAGATGTCCCATCCAGCCCCAAGGATTGGGATTTTCTGCATGAAGTCAGTAAAGCCGTTACCAAGTGTTTTATCGCCAGCAAAAGCATTTGACATTGAGTTAAGAGCAAATCCACCAAGCAAAGGCAATGCAAACGCTCCGACACCTCCGCCGCTCATCATGCCGCTAATGCCGCTTGATAGACCGCCCATGCCGCCTTTGAGCATACTCATGATTCCGGCACCTGATCCAACATTACTCAGTAAGCTTGTGCCGCCAGTTGATCCGGCAGCGGCCACCGCACCAGTGCCCATACTGAACATGCTTGATAACCCGATGCTCTGCGCCAATTTCAGCGCCGCAAACTCCGACAGAATGCGCCCGACAGTAGATGCCACGCTCTTGACCATGCCCTTCAAGCCATCGTCAAAAAAGTTAAATATGCCGTTTGCTAATGAACTCTGGATATTGCGCCCTGCTTGTTTCCATAACTCAGATACTTGATCTGTTGTATTCTTTGTTTCTTCTTCTAATTTTTTTTGAATTGGAATTAAGTCAGCGATTTTCTTTCTTGCTTCGATCTCATCATTTATTTGCTTGATAATTTCCGGGTCTTGATGTGCCGACAAGTTCTCCTTGAGACGCGCAATCGTTGTGCGCTCGACAGCCTCCTTTATATCGATTTGATTTGCTTTAACTGAGCTAAGGGCGGATATCTCATCTTTTATAGCATCTAGTTGCTCTGCTGCTTTCTTTGTGCTGGCTTCAAAAGGTTTAAGCAAATCAACCCGTTGCTTACGCTCAATCTCAAGCAATTTTACATATTCATGCTCTAATCTTAACGCCTCGTCTTGCGCTTTATTCCTTTTCTCAAGAGCGTTTTTTTCGTCGTCAAGGGATTTTATTAGCGGCGCTTGAATCTTCCCCCGCTCTTTAGTTGCATTGGTCGCCTCAGCAACAGCCGCGCCGTTATCGCTCCATGCCTCAGTGATTGCGTCGATAGTGGATGCAAAATTGTTTGATAAATCGGTTTTAAGATTCCGTACTATTTCACCGGCTTGTGAAAACTCGCCATTTATTATGGCTCCCCACATAGCCGCCACGCCACCAAGCGCCGTGCCGATTGTCTGAAATGTTCCAGCTACGCCAATACCAACAGACACCAGCCCCTTCAAAGCTGTTGATAAAAACCCAGCTATCTTAGTTACGTTATCTCCATTATTTGCTGCATTCAGAAACTGATCCGCCAACCCCTGTAAAGTTGGTAACATTTCAGCGGCAACCCTGCGAGACAAGCCGTCAAAAGTTCCGTCAATTATTCCTAGAGTGTCATTAAATTCGTCAGCTTTTTTTGCCGTGTCTTTACTTAGAGTCAATCCAAGCTTTTCGGCCAGCGCATCAAATTCTGCCAGCGACTCAGATCCCTCATTCAGGAATGGGATTAGATCACTTCCAGATTTACCAAAGATTTCCATAGCCAAAGCGGTTTTTGCTATGCCATCCTCATAACCTGCGAATTTGTCTGATACTTCCGCCAGGATTTGCCGCGTGCTTTTTAGATTGCCATCAGCGCCGCGCGTAGCAATGCCCATTGCATCAAATGCTTGACTGCCGGACGCAACATTTTTGGATAATTTCGATATACTGGATTGAAGCTGATCAGCCCCTAAGCCAGACTGTTTGAAAGCAAGTTCAAGACCTGCTATTTGCTCGACTGCTACGCCTATTTTTTGACTTAACTCTAAAGTCTGATCTGCTGCATCGATTGAACTTTTAATACTGGCAGCCAAGCCGCCAAAAGATAACCCGATACCAGCCAAAGCAACAGCCGCCTGCGCAGCTCCGCTTGATAAACCCTCAAGACCCTTGTTAGCGGATGCAAACGCCGCCGCTGTAGAGTCTTTAGCTGTGATATTAATTTGAGTTGTTGTCATTACTGTGTTTTTTTAATATCAATATTCCATCAATTAACAACTCAATATCAGTTACATGCAGGTATTCCGCTATGCCATCGATCTGCGTGAAATCCAACTTTCCATCTAAAAGATTCCATGCCGCCACTGCCTTCGATTGCTCGTCATTTAAATCTACTGACTTGCCGCCAACCAACCCTCGGATTTGTTGCCAGTCAAGCCAGTCTGTTATTTTTTTTCGTTTGCAGCCCTTTTCTCAAAGCGCTCCTTAGCGTCTTTTAAAATCGCTGCAACAATCGGTTTGTACCATTCCGGCTTGTCTGCGATAGCTTCCGAAAAGTCATCCCGGCTAAATTTGATAGCCTCTTTGCTGCCGCCGTCAATCAAGTCAGATTCTTTTACACCTTCCCATCCATCGATATGCACCCGACAAACTTCCGCGTCTGTTGCCTGTTGTGTGGCGTACCGGCTAAACTGCTCAGGTGTGGCGCGCGTACCGGTAAAAGTGAGTTCCCCCACTTTGATCTCGATCTTGCGCGCGGCCCGTAATTTCTCAGCAATCGCGCTCATGATGCAAACCACTGCGGCTTGTTACGCAAGGTCAAACTAATTTGCGCCGTTCCTGCTGCGCCAACACCGCCAGAGAAGCCAGCCCCTCCGGAACAGTAAGCGTTAAATAGTGCTTTCTGCCCGCTTGACAAAGTAACCAGGAACCCTCGTCTTTCTTGGTTCAGATCCGCTGTGCCCACTTCTAAAACTGCGGTTGCAAGAGGATTTGCAATCAGTGATAACGTGCCTTTCTGTGCTGATGCGTGCCCGAAAACAATCTGGCGCTCATCGTCATGTATGCTCGTAACATCAATCTCATCAGGCGCGGAATCAGGAATATCAAGCTGCGTGATGTTGTCGAAAGATGCGCCGAAGGTAATTTTCTGTGCTGATCCACCGCTTGAATAAGTCGTGTAATCAGTCGAATCCAAACCTTCGCAAACAAATGAAACTGTCGTTGAAACTGACTTGACGCGAACAACGCGGTTATTGATTTGTGTCATGCCGACTACGCCATAAATTAAGATGTAGTCGCCGATTGAGTAATCGTGAGTACCCGTAACTACCGCTTCAGATACTTTGGATATTGCCGTGATTGTTTTGGCTGTTGCGAGTGCGGTTTGGATTTGTACTACCGCGTTGCGTAATACTAAGGCTGTTGCCATCTTTCTTTCTCCTGCGCTTCACAGCGTGAGGTTTAATCATCCGGTCAGCGCTTCACAGCGTTAGCCCGGCCTTTTTGCTACCCGATAAACACATCAGGAGCGTTTGAAACTGTGTACAAATCTTTACTAAAAACCATTGATGCTTTGCCTACCGGCTGATCTGGATGATCCCCCAGCACTTCAGTCTCTAATTTCGTGCCGATATACAACAAACCCTTTACAGTGCTGGATGATGCGTTCGCTATTGCGGCTTCTACCTCTTTGCAGATCGTATCCAGCGTGTCATCTAAAGAAGTTACCCCTCGCGCATAAGCGTCTATCCTGACTACAGTTTCTCGTTGCTGCTGCACCGGGTTATGCACCGTTAAGTTGCTGGCTTGATCCCCGTCAGTCGTTACGATTAAACATGGCAATTCGCTCGTTTGCAGCGGATAAACACGGCTTTGGAAAACGTTTGCTCCAGTAGTGGTCAAGCTTGTTACTGTATTCGCCACCGCCTCTCTAAGTTGCTGCCTGACGTGATTAGCCATCTATTGCATCTCTAAAATAAGCATTTGCATTCCGGTACCATCTGGCTCTAAATTTCTGACTAGATAAGTTACCGAATCATAAACTAAAGTCGATCCAGTTGTTACGCTTGGACTGTCTGCTTTCGCATAAGTAAAAACCGGTTTATTCGTTTGCACGAAATTAGATTCAATCGGTTTAAGCGTTAAAATTCCGTCAACCGAAGATCCGTCCAGAGTTACAGTAACCGCGAAATCACCGGTATCCATAAACACAGAAAGGTCTTCCGTAAACATTATTCTTTGCCTTTGCCCTTGCTCTTACCAAATACTTTTTTTGCTATGGCGTGTGTAATATCTTCCAGAGCATCATCAACAAGCTCGGAAGCAGTCTTAACATTGCCCACTGTAACTTGCTCTATAACCTCTACAGGTACCGGCAATTCTTCCACCAGCTTCATGAACTCAATAAGAGATTTAGGCGGCTCATAATCAATACCGATGATTTCCCCAACTTTGAACTGCACAGGGTTATCTATCCGGTAAAGATCTCCGCCAATCGGTGCAAGCATTGCGCTTCTGCGCTTTGCTTGGGATGCAGTAACCTGTACCACACCCCCATGCAATTGTATAAAGTGGCCTATTATTTCGTATTTCTTCATGATTAGGTCATTGTTACGTAGCAAGCGCGCTGCCAGTAGCCGTAACCCGCATTGCGCCATGTGTCGATACCCACAAGGATTTCTTTGTTCTTGAATGCGTGTTCTGAATTCTCGTCAATCAGTTGCAATGCTGGCGTTGTTTCAGCTTGACGAATCAAGGGCTTAATCGGGCTGTCTGTGCGGAAAACTGCGAAGGAATCAGTCCATGTTAAACGTGGGTTCATCTCGACTCGAACGGTCATGCCATTCATTCCGTTTGGATTGAGGTTTTGCGCAAGCGAAGAAGTCAGCACAGAACTTGTCGCAGCTGTAGCAACCGCCCACAAGGCGACCGGAACCATAACCAGAAACTCGCGCGCGTTGTCATTCATAGGCTGGCCTTGGTTGTCTTTGAACGACAATATTTGAGCGATACCAAGCATGATGGCTTGTTGCATTTCTTCAACGCTTGGGGCCGTTATGACACCATGCGCCGCCGCTGGTAATGTGCTGATGTCAACAGTAATGTCGTTGCTTTGACTGCCGCTATCGCCTTCTGAGTGATCGGTATCAAAGAAAAACTGACCGTCATAACATGCCGTAGAAGGAGCCGCCAAGATAAAGTCAGTCAGCAAGCTGCCCCAATGTCGCATGTCTTGATCAACAAACTCCTGAACACGCGCTTCGATCTGTGACGTTTTGTCACGCCGCATATCCTTGACGGCAATTGCTAGAGTGGCTTCGTAATGCTTATTGATGATCGTTACACTGTTGCCAGATAAAGGCTTAGCCTGTCTTCCACCAAGCCATTCACGCATAGCCGGAGACTGCCCTAAGAACGGGTATGTTTCGCTTGACTGGTCGGAATTAAAAAGGTTTGAAACTAGGTTGATCCATGCCGCGCCGGTCGTTGTTTCCAACTGCGCGTAATACATGCCAATGATTGCACGGCTTGATAATACACTTTGGTCTGCCATCTTTATTTCTCCAGCGCCATCACGGCGTTATGGTTTTAAATTGCAGGGTCACAGCTTCACAGCGTTACCCCGCCTCATTACAACTTAACTATTAAGCTTCTTTCGCCCAAGTTCCTCTCATTGCAGTAACTGCGTATCCATCAGCATCACCAAAACTAAGCGTTACGAAATCGCCGCGCCGCTGCGTTGCTTTTGTTAGGATTAAGTCTTTGTTATCCACTGCCGTCATGTCAGGACCAAGAATTGCATCAGCAGCAGCAGGACTAATAGTCACCGCAGTGGTTCCAAAAGCACCGATTGCCAGAATAGTTAATCCTGTCAAGCCATCAGCGATTGATGGGAGAGTTAGAGCGTCAGCGTCACCGGCATCCGTAACCGTAAACAATTTACCGCAGTCTTGCGCGTCGAATGTCTTGGTTCCGGTTAATTCTTCTCGGACCGTGTATTGAATCCAAGGATCTATAAAGCCACTTGCATCGAATTCAACAACCACAATTCCAGCAGATACAAATCGTTTGACGTAACCAACGAACACGCCACCGACCGGAGAAAATTGGAATGAATCATCGTCAGCCGCGTAGACTGGTTGTTTTAAATCGGTAATCAGTGCACCAGTCACAGCAAGCTGGATTTCTCCACGCGCTTTGACAGTTACATAAATTGCCGCAGCTGCACCGGCTGAGTTATCTGCCTGACGATCTGCAAAACCTACAAATCTATCTGCGGTCGTTAATGGTCTGGCGTGCCCTGAAGCTGCCACAACACCAACCGCCGCGCCTTCGTAGATGATGTCCGATGCAATAACCGGAATGTCGTTTAAATCTCCAAGCTCATAAGCTCGTTGTTTGTTTGCCGATAATGTAGTCATTTATTGCTCCGTAGCGCCTCACGGCGTATGGTTAAAAGTGTATTAGTGTTTGCTGCCGCTGATCTTCACGCTACCTGATTCAATGCCTTTAAAAAACCCAAGGAAGTTTTCAAACTTACCGAATTCACCACGCACGCTTGCATCAGAATCCCACTTAGCTTGTGCGCGTTCTTCAATCGGAAGTGTTTTGTCATCATCAACAGCAACCTCGAAGCCAGTAATTGCAGCCGTGGCCAATACGGCCGGGGCATTATCAACAAATGCTTTTGCATGGCTTGCTTGCTGTTTTTTCTGCTCTGCGATAATCGCCATAGCGACATCAGCGCCAGTTGACTTGCCATCCAGCTTCATATTGTCAACAACCGCCTCGAATCCAAGCAATGAAGATGCTTCACATGATGCAATACGATCACGCTCCGCTTTCGCGCCTTCCGCTTGCAGTTCTGCAACGATGCTAGGGAATTGTTCTTTAATTGCTGAAATATCCAATTTGATAACCTCCTGTGTTTGAGCCACTGGCTCCGCTTGTGCTTCCGCTTTTTTAGTAGTCACTGGCCAAACTCCTGTTTGCATGTTTAAAATAGTTGTTTCAAGTGTTGCAATGTGATCGATCATGCCGCGTGCTTGTGCGTCAGAACTTAAAAATATTCTGCCTTCCGCCATATCTTCTAAAACCGTTTGCGAATCTACTCCACGATTTGCGGCAACTGCATCAACAAAGATCGTATAAAGCTGATCCATCTCGTTTTGTATGTAAGCTTTACCGTCTTTTGATAATGGCGCATTCTCGCTTGTTATGGCTTTATACTTACCTGCGTAAATATCAGTTACTTTTATACCGTCTTTTTCGTTTGCTTTTGAAACATCAATATGCGATGTACGCACACCAATTGATCCGATTCGAGTAGTCGCAGACGAAGAAACAATTTCACTGGCTGCCGATCCGATCCAGTAAGCAGCGCTCGCCATTAGTCCATCAGCAAAAGCCACAACCGGCTTATACTCTTTAGCCATGCTCACGATATCAGCAAGATTTTGCGTACCATCCACCGTCCCACCTGGTGAATCAATATGCAGCAGGATTGAATTGACTTCTGAATCTGATAAAGCCGCTTTGATATCGCGCTCTATTAATTGAGTCGATGCCCCACCAGAAATCTGTGACATCATGTTGAATTTCTTTCCGATCACTCCGGATACAGGAATTACCGCTACACCGCCTTGATTGATATAACCGCCATGCTGATCATTTGCGAGCGGTCTACCTAATCGCTCCTCAATTGCTTCGATATCAATATTTTCACCACGCACGCGCGCAGTATAAAAAGCCTGAATCTCAAGCAGTTTTTCAGGTAAGATCGCCCAAGGTGCAGTGATTATGTCAGTAACGTGCATTCATAAACCTTTTAGATTTGTGCAGCGTACAGCTATTTACTATGTATTTTTAGGGGTAAAATACTAACTCAACTTTGTGGCGGCAATGTCTGCCTAAATGGCTGCACTTCCTGAACCAAGTCATCCTCTTTTCTCATTGCCTGTTCTTTTGTAAGCTGTTTATGATTCGCCTCCCAGTCTCCGCCATCGTAAGCAATTGACTCTTTTTCCCGAGTGCTGATACCCAAATCAATCCGCTCTTTAGCTGCGTTCACTTCTTTTTCAGGGTCAATGCTTCCGGGGCTGTCTCCAATCCATAGGCAGCGCGTGTATGCTTGACGAATTCTTATATCTGAGAAAAATCCGGGTGCAGAAATACGACCAAGCGATACAGCTTCTTCAAACCACAAATCTTTGATAGGCTCACAAAAATTAGTGGCCATGAAATCACGCCGGATTCTGACAATGCGCCAAAAATCCAACATCGCCGCACGGCTTGCAGAGTAGCTACTGGAAAAATGCTTGATTAAAACTTCAAAAGGGATTTCAAGCGTTGCGCCTACCTGCTTGATCATCGACAAAAAGAAAGGATCAAAATTAACGTTCGGCCTGCCTAAATCTGGCGTTTCTGCACTCTCGCCTGGCAGCAAGTTAACAACTTTCCCGGGTCCGTCTAAGTCTGTAGAAACTTCACCATTCCATGATGTGGCGTTGTTTAAATATTGAGTGCTACTCTCGCCCTCAAATAGGGATTGGAAAGCCTCCGCATCCATTTTAATAAACACGGCAAATGCTGCGGATATAACAGCAGCTTGCAACTCTGCCTCAGAGTATCTGGATAGTTGTTTTAGATGCTCAATAACCGGCGATAAATAAGGAACTCCGCGCACTTGGCCGGGTCTACGTTTGTCGAATAGATGTAAAACATTGCGCCGCCCGTTCTTGCCGTATGCTTCAACCTCCACCCATTCCATTGATTTTTTATTGAGTACACCTGGGTGTTGTTTTGATATCGAGTAACTGACTGGTGCGCCGTTTGCATCAAGATTAACCCCGGCCACCTTGTCGGAAGTATCAATCTTTCTGTCTTTGTTGGATAATCGATCTGCTTCTACAAGTTGGATTGCAAGCGAATAAGGGCTGTTTCGTTTTAATGCGGGTGTTAGCGCTAGCACATCGCCAGACTCAAGCATTGACCGCAAAGCGAGCGACTGGATGCCGTAAAAGTTCATATTTCTTGCTGCATCGCAATCGTGAGAATTGCACCAAAGCAGCCACTCAGCCTCGACCTCTCGTTTCCACTCGTCGGCCTGTTCGTCGCTCATGCCCAAATACTTTGTATCTGGATTGAGTTTCATCGACAAGCCGGTTCCGATCACGTTTGAAACAACGGTATTGATCGCCGCTCCGCCTATGGGTGCATTTCTCGCTAGATCACGCGAGCGGGTGCGCAGTGTCGGCAAATCGTAAACGGTATCTGAATTCGCATCTCCAGAATAAGGATTCCAGTTTTTTAACGCCGGTCTTGAGAGTGATCCGCCGGTATGACTGCCGGATAATGCCAAAGCAGCGCGCGCCTTGTAGCGATTTACTGCGGATTCCGGGCTGAAAAAACCAATCGCACGGTCAATAATGTTAAGTTTTGGCTTATCCATTACCACCTCGGGGCAAGTGTTCGCGATCTTCCGATTCCGCTGGCAGTATTGGTAAGTTCTTTAACCTTTCTGTCCCAATAATCCATGCCATCACGAATTTCCGCAAGATTGGCGCGCGTTAACCGCCTTCCTGAGATTTCATATGCTTGACCTTGCAAAACTTTGGTTTCTGCTGCAACGTATGCCGCAAGCTGTGTTTCAGCCTGGGTAAGTGTAATTCCAGCCATGTAATCGCTCCATTTTGGAGCTAAACTACATGTTTTGGGTGTGTATTTTTAGGGGTAAATTACAGCTTTGCGATGTGTTTTCTTATCATATAAACATACGTCTCGCATATTTCAGCCTGTTTTGCTGCCTCTTTTAGCGACTTACCCTCTTTAAGTTTTTCCAGTGCAATCGCTTTCCTTTTCTCGATATCTCGTTTTTTTGAGATATAAGGCTCCGTGCCGCCCCAATCTTGCCGGATGCTTGTCTCAGCATCTTCCAGTTTTACAAAAATCTGCCCTTTGAACTCATCGCCAAGAATGGCTTTGACACGCGTAAATATGTCGTCAACAATATCATTCTCTTTTTTCATGCTCGCGCCCAGTTGGTTAGAGAAATCTTGCCCGGTGTTGTGATAGTTTGGTTATTTTGAGCCATTAGATCCCAGTCTTTAGCGGTGTATCGGTGCGCCCTGATCGATGGATGGTGCAGGATTGCGTAATTGTATATAAGCGTATCAAGTGGCTCGTTTCTTACTCCTGGCTTTGGGATAAATCGCTTCGTTTTGCGGTCGAATGTTTCTGATAATATTCCGGCAAAATATTCTGGCGGCAATTCTTTTGAAAATCTTATTAAGCGCTCATCAGGTTCTTTCTCCGAGTCATTCTTGAGTTTTGAAAACACGTCATGCTTTAAATCGACCGTGCCCACGCCGTATTGAATGAGTATTTTCTTCTTCGCTATGCCTTTCCATATCACATCAACCGCTTGCCCTTTTTTCAAGGCTGGCGCGTCAATTCTTGTTGAGCCAAATAAAGCAATAGGATTGCGAATAAGGTTTGATCTGACGTAATGCCGCACAGCGTGCGTTCTGTGCCCTCCGGTATCGATTCCAGTGGCGATTATTGGCATAATCCGGCCTGATTCGTGTTTAATTCCTGCGTTAATGTATTCAGTCAGCATATTCCAAACTTCATCATTAGCAGGGTCACCAGGGAATTCCACGTAATCCAAAACCCAGGCCGATAAATTGCGCCACCATCCCATAACTTGCACAGCAAGCCGGTTATCTTGGGTATCAACCGCCGCAGTGACAAACAATACCTTGTCAGGCGCAAGGCGTAGCGGGTAATGTTCTGCACGTTCTAGCAGCGACTCGTAGCTGATGACCTGAATTGATCGCTTCCAGGTGCGCGCAAGCTTGGTATTGTAGAAAACGACCATTTCAGAATCGTTTCCCTTATCCATTAAATCCTGCGCAGATTTGTAATCCTGCATCAAACTATCCCAAGACTTCCATCCGTATGGCAAAAACAAGCCAGAGGCGGTAAATGATTCGTTCTCAGATTCTTGAACAGCGTCTGACCAAAGACCCGGCGCAAACATGGCTTTTTTATCATGTTCAAAATGCACGCCGCCGCACGACATACATGGGTACATTGCGCCATGCTTTTCATCAAGAACAAGATTCTCAAATACTAGAGTTTGCGGAGTATGGCAATGGATGCAAACCGCCAATGCTTCGCGCTGAGTGCCACTTTTAAATAGTTCGTCTATCTCTGATTCACCATCGATTGTTGGTGATGAATAATAATAACTCTTAGCATCTTCACCAAATGACGTTTGACGGCCTTCTATTAACTTAACTCGGCTTCCTTCGTGATCGTCGCTTCCCCTGTCGACTTCATCGCACGCCGCGTATTTAGCTGGAACTTCTGAAAGATTCGCTGAACTACCAGAACTTACGATAAACAGCGCGCCCCCGATATACTCCTTGATATCCTGGTTGTTTGTCGCATCGCGTGATTTTGGCTTCGCTACTTTTACTGTAAGTTTTGGAACCGCAGCAATTACCTTGTCGATTCTCAGCCCAATACGCTTTTGAAGCTTGCCTGTGGGCATTGACAGAATGAAATTTGAAGGCGATTGGTCGATTGTTGTACCAAGCCAGTTAATGCAAATCTGCGTCTTAAACATCTGCGATGCGACTTTCGCAATGACGCGCCTACAGGGATGATTATCCGATAAGCAGCGCATTATCTCGCGAGCGTGTGGCGTTCTATCTGTCCGATAATTTCCGTACTCCCTTGACCCGGAAGATTTCGGAATGATCATGTGCTTATCTGACCATTCATCCACCCATAGATTAGGATCAGGCCTGAGACCGGTTGATAGTGATTCGTAGAGTTTAGGGTAGCCGATCATTAAATCTTTGGGAAATATTCAATACTCAAAGATTGCGTCTCAATAGTGTCATGTATTGCAACATTATGCTTGTATGGGTGATCTACACCCATGCTACGCTCAAAGTTCGTTATAATCGCATCATCCGAATCAAGCCTGTCCGCAATCTGCCTTAGCCTACTTGCCACATCTCTTTTTATTGTTTCCATCATTCAACCTCCGGTAATCCAGCAAATTTATCAAGCAAAGCCCTAAACTCGTTATCAAGCAACAATTCAATATCTTTTATGTTTGTTAACCCTGATAAGTTAGGGGCAAGTTTCTTTTTACTTGCCATCATCCCATCACGAAATTGTCTTGCGCGCTCAAATATTATTGTTTCCAATTCTTTCTTTGGGGATAACTCACCAATATAAGCTTCATACTCAGCTGCGGACTGTAGAGCCGCTGATTTCTCTTTCAATGCGCGAGCATTTTTAAATAAAATATCAGCGTCAGTTCCATCCAGAGAAAGTTGATTTTCGCAAACCTCATCCTTTAACTGATCGTAAGTCTTTTCTTCCGCAATCTTCTCGTTGATTTTTGCTCGCTCAGCAGCCGCATGTAAGCTGTTAGCGTATCCATTCATGTCTGCGGTCTTTTTTAGCAGCTCATCGCTCTCGGCAACCAACACAAATTTACCGTCAGCACTAAACACTAAACGACCGTCTTTCTTCCACTGCGTACTGCGAGACTTATGCACTCCCTTGTTATACGCCGTTTCGTGCTGCTTCATTATGTTCGTTTGTTTAGTCATAGTTTAGTGCAGACGGT